GTGATGTCGGCCGACCCGTTGAACGACACGCCGTTGATCGTGCGCGCCGTCTGCAGCACGGTGGCCGTGGCCGCGTTGCCGGTGATGCTGATGCCCCACGTACCCGACGCATCAGCGCCGGTGCGCGATGGCGCGTCGATCTCGGCGCGCACGGCTGCAGCCGTGGCGGCCTGGCGCATCACCGACAGCGGCCCGAGCCCGGCGGCCGTGAGGCGCTGCTCGACGATGCTGTCCGCGGCCCAGTTGCGCGCCGTGGTGCCCTCTTGCGCGCGCACGATCGTCATCGTGTCGCCGCCGGCTGTGCGGTGCGTCACGCGCACCACCTCAATGTTGTTGGCCGCGTCTTCGAGCGTAATCAGCGCGAAGTCGGGCGTGGTCACCGCCGGGAAGCGGTCGCCGTGGCCGGTGGCTACGGTCAGTGTGGTGGCGACATCGCTCAGCGCTGCGGCCAGCGACGAATGCGCGTTATTGCGAAACAGCAGCACGAATGTCCTCGTTGGTTCAGGCGCCGGCCTTGAGCTTGACGACGAAGGCCTCGAAGTGCGTGCGCGCGCGCTGCGCCGAAGCCTGCTCGTCGTCCTTGCTCTCGGCGCGCCAGATCACGTAGTCGGCCAGCGCGGGCTCGTAGACGTCCGACAGCTCAGGCATCGCTTGCGTGAGCTCGTAGGTCAGCGGCTCGCGCGCGTAGCGCACTTCCAGGCTCTGGCTGGCCGGGGCCTGCGGGTAGATGAAGAAGCGCCGCGGGTCGCCCTCGACGGGCGCCCAGTGCCGCGCCGGGCCCGCGGTGTCGCTGCGCCAGCTTGGGCGGAACTGGTCGAGCGCGGACCTGTCCATCGGCGTGACCGCTTGGCCGCCGACCACGCCGATCACCTCGAGCAGGCGCTGCGCATCAGCCGCGGCCAGCGTCTGCATGACTTGGCCGGCCGTGGTTTCCATGTTGGCCACGTGCGAGAACAGGTCAGGGCGCAGTAGGGCGGCCTCACGCACCGCCTCGTTGACGTAGCCGAGCAGTTCGGCGTCGCCCATGCGCAGCGCGACGCCGGCGTGTCCGGTGTCTTGCAGCACGCGCCGGGCCGTGGTGATGATGCTCTGGGGGGTCATGTGCGCCTCTCCTGTCTCAAGTCCACTGCACGCGCGGGCGCGAGCGCGCCCTCACGCCGCCCTGCGCGCTTCGGGTGTGGGTGACGTCGCCCATCTCGCCGAACGCCTTGCCGTAGGCCTCGGCCAAGTTGACGTTCGTCCACGGCTTGCCCGGGTAGAGCATCAGTCGCGCGCGCGCCCCCAGGCTGATCGCGTCGAAGAACCGCGTCGCGATGTCAGCGGGCAGCCCCGAGGCGATATCGCTGGGCTCGACGGCCAGGCGCGCCGTCACGCCGGTGGTTGCGGCCGCGACCGGACGCGGGTAGAGCCCCACGTTGCCCGGCATCGTCTCCCAGTAGTGGCGCACCACGCCGCTGTGCTGGCGCCAGTCGCCCGGGGCCGTGCCGTCAAGCGTCTCCGGCGTGACCGGGGCGATCAGCACGCCGTCGAACCACAGCGCTTCGACATCGACCAGCCGCTGGTTGGCATCGAAGGGCGTCACGTTGACGCTGCTGGTGAGCGCGGGCACGGCCACCGGGCCGAAGTCCACGCGCCAGGCGCGCGTACGCGTGAAAAACGACTGCGCGGCGCGGCGCAGTTCGTGCTCCATCAGCGGCATCGGGCACCCTGGCACATGCGGCGCCAGGTCGGGAAACCAGTCAGACCACGGGCGCATGCTCGTCTCCTATCAGGCCGCGGGGCTCGATCAGGGGTTGCGCCGCGGCCGGCCGCGCGGGCGCTTGGCGGGCTCGACTGCGGCCGCCTCTTCGGCGCGCTCGATCGGCGGCGCGCTCTCGTCGCCCTCGTCGAGCCAAGCGTCTGCCTCGTCAGTGGCCTCGGTCAGCCGAGCCGCCTCGTCGTAGTCGGCTTCGCGCGCCGGCGCAAACTGGTCGGTGCGCAGCAGCTCGCGCACCAGCGCCTCGTCGTCGATGAGGCATTCCAGTTGCCCGGTCTCGGCGTTGACCACGAAGGTGTAGGCGCGGCCGTCCGGGTACTCCAGCAGCACGGTGCCGTCTCGGCGGGCGGGGATGAGGGTTTGCAGTAGCATCGTAATCTCCAACAGGTCGGCGCACGCTCATGGCCCGGCACCAACAAAAATGGCGGGCACCGCGCCCGCCATCGTCTGCTCGTGCAGTCAAGACCCCAGGCGCGCGCCGGCTCTGGGCTCCGACTAGGCGTCAGCGTCCGGCTCAGGCCATGCGGTAGTACAACGTGAGGCCCATCACGCCGGCCGCGGCCGTGGCCGAGGCAGCAGTGACATGGATGCCCACCCGGCGATCGGTCTGGGTCGGCCACACGTTGCGCAGCGCCGCGCTGGTCAGCAGGCCCGAGACACCGGCAGAGCGGCCCTCTTGCCGGCCGGTGAACCAGGCCGCGCCGCCGTGCTCGGCGCCAGTCTGTATCGCGGTCTCGTCGTCGTTGAGCACGCCAACGCTGAAGGCGAATGCCGGCGTAGCGTTGGTGTCCACGTCAGTGCTGTCGATCTCGAGAAACAGCGGCACCGCGCCCGCGGGCAAGATGCCGATGGCCCCGACGACGCCGGACGCAAGGTCGGCCGTGCCCAGACTGACCGCAAAGCGCTGGACCACGACCGCGGAGTCGGTCGGCGTGGTGACCGTGGCGCGGCCGGTGAAGTGCTCGCGCGAGGCGGCGGCGGCGGTAGAGAAAGGCATGTCAGTTTCTCCTGGTTGCTCAAGCGGCTGATCAGCGCCCAGTGCTCGCCGCGGCGGTGTCGATGGCGAAGACGCCGAAGTCCTGGTTGGCGCCCTCGACGTTCCACGTCACCTTCTTGGTGCCCAGGATCGAAGAGGTCGCGATCACCACCTTGTCGCCGTTGTCGCGGGTCTCCTCGTGCCAGTCGAAGCGCATCCCGGTGCCCGGGCTGCCGAAGGCCACGACCGCGGCCTGTGCGCCAAGGAACAGCGCGCGCGCGGCCTCGATGTTGCCGCCGGCGCCGGCGTTGCCGAAGCGGATGACGTTGCGGTGGCTGTGCAGGATGACGCCGCGGTACATGCCCAGCGAGCCCCGGAACAACGGGTTCTTGCGGCCTTCGGCCCCGGCAGCCGCGCGCTGAATGTCCGTCCACTGGCCGGTGGACGTGTTGGCGCGCATGTCGTCTTCCTGGAAGGTGTGCATCACGCAGACGAAGGTCTCTTCGTGGCCCTCCATCTTGCAGGGCTGCAGCACCGGCACGTTGGTCGCGCCCCCGCCCTGGCTGTCGGCGCGCGTCTTGGCGCGGTCGACCAGGCGCAGGTCGAAGCGGTCATTGGTCGTGATGTTGTTGAACGCCGTCGCGGTGCCGCCGAAGAGCGCATGGTTGGCCGTCGGCGCGGTCAGCGCGTTGTTCGCGCGGCCGCTGTAGCCCAGCGGCAGGATGAAGTTGGCGTTGATGCCGCGCGCGCCTGAGAGGTAGACGAACAGCAGCTCGTCGAGCAGCCGCGCCCACCACTGCGATTGCTGCGCACGCGCGCGCTGGCGCAGGTTATGCAGCGTGCGCTTCCTGGTCATGCGCCCGCCGGTGTTGACGCCGCAGCGAGCCTGATCGACGTAGACGCTGTCGGTGTAGAACCGCTGCGCCTCTTCGCGGCCTTCGAGGATGTCCTCGCCCTCGACCGGCGCCATGCGCAGCTCGGCCAGCAGGTCGTAGTGGATCTGCTCGCCGGCGTCGGTCTCGAGGTCGGTGAGGATTTGCACCGGCACTTCGGCTTGCGCCCCCGCGGCCATGAAGCGCGAGTTGAAGTAGCTCTTGTGCGAGGCGTCGAGCGCGAGCGCTCCGGCCCAGCGCTTGACGGCGCGAGGGTCGTTGACTCCGATGATGGTACGTGCCATGAAGTGCTCCTGGGTGGTCTACAGACCTGGTCCATGAGCACTTCCTGCGCTCGTTATCGCCGCGCACGCCCGCGCGGCCGGGGTTCACATGTCCGCCGCGCTCCTATGCGGTGTGCGACGGACGAAAGCTTGCCATGCTTGGCGAAGGCTCAGTGGCCTGCTCGGCCTGCGCGCGAATCAGTTGGATGCTGGTGCTGCGGTCGGCGCTCACGCACAGGCGCGCCACGCGCCCGCTCTTGCTGAGCATGGCGATGCTGGCCGGGCCGCCCACGCGCACCGTCTCGCCCGGCCGCAGATCAAGCACCAGTCCCGCCATCAGAGCCCCGCGATGAAGCGCTCGCGCTGGTCAGGCGTCATGCGCGCGATGGCCATCTCGAAGTCCATGCCGTCGAGCGCCATGATGTCGGCGTACTGCTCGCCGGCGACGTCTACCGGGCCGCCCGCGCCGCCCGGCACGTTGGCCAGCGTGGCCTCGGACGCGGCGCGCACGGCTGCCGCGGCGTCGCGCTTGGCCGGCGGCTTGGTGGCGGGCTTGGCCTCGGCCTTGACTTCGGGCTTGGCCGGCGCGCCCGCTGCCGGCTTGGCCGGCTCTGGCGTCACGCCGCGGTCGAGCAGCACGCGCTTGTGCGCGGCCTCCAAGAACCAGCGCGCGCTCTTGTCGGCGTGGCGCGCCATGCTGGCCAACGCCTTGACCTCTTCGTCGAGCGCGGCCAGTGCGGCCTGGTCGGCGGCGTAGTCGATGCCGCCGCGCTCGGCGGGCAGCGCGCGCTGCTTGGCGACGAAGTGGCCGACCTCCTGCGCCCATGTGCGCTGCGCGTCCTGCGCGTTGAGGTCGCGCAGCGTCTCCACGCGCGCACGCTGCACCAGCAGTTCCTCGCGCTCGGCGCGCATCGCATCGAGCTGCGCGTCGCGCTCGTCGATGTCGATTTCGCCGGCCTTGTACTTCTCGCGCACGCTCTTGTCGCGCTCCTTGAGCTGCGCGAGCTTGTCGTCGTAGTCCGCCGGCAGGTCCGCGCGGTACTGGCGCGCGACCGGCTGCGCCCCGGGCTCGATGGTCGCGGCGGCCGGCTGCTGCACCGGCCGCTCTTGCGGCGCCTCGCCTTGGTCTGCTTGAGCCGACGCGGCGCCCATCTCGGCCGACTTTTCGTCAGCCGGCGCGGCCTTGGCGGCCCCTGCTGGCTCGGCCGCGTCATCGTCGTCTGGATCGTCGTCTTCCTCGCCGTCTTCCTCGCCGCCTTCCCCCTCTTCGCCGTCATCCTCGAGGGGCGGCGCGCCGGCGGCGATCTTGGCCAGGTCCTCGAGCCGCTGCGGCGAGTCGTCGGTGTCGGCCAGCGCCTCACGCTCCTGCGGCGTCAGTGTGGCCAGCAGCGCCTCGTCGAGGCTGAAGTCTTCGGTGTCGCTCTTGGGCATGGTGTTGCGCACTCCTTGCGCGGTTGGGATTTACTCGGCCTTGGCCTTGGTCGCTTCGAGGCCGATGACCTTGGCCGTGCTCTGCAGCTTCTTCTGCGCGTAGGTCTGGGCGCGCGCCAGCCGCTGCGGATCGGCCTTGATCTTCTCGGCCTCGATCAGGGTGTTGCAGTCGGACTCGGCCTGCCAGTCCTGCATGTCCTTGGTCTTGTTGCGGCGCGCGGTCACAGGTTGGCCTCTTCGGTCACGGTGGATGGCGCGCAGACTGCCATGCTTGGTGAAGCGGGCGAGGCTGCGTGGCGATCGATCACGAACGCGGCGCCCAGCGCGCTCGCAAGCACATCTTCAGGCAAAGGGGGCTGCGCCATGTCGGCTCACCCGCGCCGCGTGGCGTGCAGTTGGTGGAGCAAGGCGCCCAGCGCGCAGACTTTGGCCTCGTTCGCGTGGTCATCGCCCATGATGTAGAGGATGGCGTGCGTGGCCTCGTGCCAGAACACTTCCTCCGCCAGCTGGTCCGGCATGTCTGCGCGCAGCAGAATCCGAGCGGACTCGAAGTCGCATATGCCCAACATATCCGGCGGCATGTCCTTGCGCCCGACGGTCAGCACGCGCCAAGCGCGCCCGCCGAGCTGGAAGCGCCGTGGCGGCTTCACTTGATCTTGCCCTTGACCCGTTCGAAGGTCCTCATGCCGCCCAGGCCCAGCATGCCCGTGAGCAGCACCAGCAGCGACTCGCCCTCGATCGGCGGCAGCGGCGGCACGTCGGCGCCGGCAACCGCAGCGACCCAGGGCAAGATCGGCTGCAGCAGGAACTGGTAGACGAGGCCGGCGACGCAGGCCCAGCCCACCGCCGGGCGCCAGCCGCCTCTGAATGCATCGGTGCCGGCCTCGGCCTTGTTCACCTCGAGCTGGCCCAGCGCGAGGCGCATGTCGGCATCCAGCGCCGCAAGCTCACCGCGCTGCGCCAGCTCCATCGCGCGCAGCTTCGCGTCGGCCGCGACCGTCGGGTCAGGGATCACGCGATCGATGACGCCGAGCACGGCGGGGATGATGGCAGACCAGGGCATGGCTCTTACTCCTCTCCGATGACAAGGCGCGCGGCCTCGGCGTGCAGCGCGTCCCAGGTGTGGCGATGCGGCTTGCCGGGTCGCCATGTGCGGATGTAGCAGTCCCAAGCGCCTTGCGCGTCGCGCTCGGCGGGCAGCGGCTGCGCATCCGTCCACAGCAGCAGGCGGGCGAACGCGGCGGCGAGCACGTCGTCCTGCTCGACCGCGTGCCAGACCTCACGCGCGCTCGGCGCGACGCGGCGCTCGGTGCAGATCGCGGCCGCCCAGTGCGCGCTGGCGCGGTGCGAGAGCACGCCGGCGCAGCCGGTCGTCTCGAACTGCCAGAATCCGCGCGCGGGCCCCTTGCGGCCGCGGTCGCGCAGATCCACGATCTGCCAGCGGTCGGTAAAGCGCGACTCCTGGTAGCCGATGGCGAGCATCAAGATGCGCGCGCGCGGCGAGGTCATGCGCCGCGGCAGCAGGTCGAGCGCGGCGTCGATGGCCGCGAGCGGAGGTCGCGCGAGCTGCGTCATGTGTACTCCCAAAGCACAGGGTTGGGCAGGCCGGGACCACCGAGGCCCAGGTGCACGAAGCCCCGCGCGATGCCGATGCGCGTGAGACCGTGGCGCATCGCGTAGACGACGAGCTGGAAGCGGTCGCTGCCGTTGTCGCAGGCGATGTCGGCGGCGCGCCCCAGCGTGTGTTCGCCGGCGGTGCGACTGCGCTTGGCGGCTTCGACCGGGTGCGTCGGGTGGCGGTAGCCAGAGGTCACGCGCATGGGCTTGCCATAGTCGTTGCGCACGAGCTGCAGGCGGCGCACAAACTCTTCGTCCATGTGGCACTGACCGGTGTGCCGGCAGCGAAATTCCGGCTCGCTGAAGTTTGGGTAGCGGCTCCAGTCCATTGCGGCCTCACGTGTCAGGCGCCCGCGGCCGGCTCTAGCGGCGGCGCGAGGGGCGTGGGTGCTGGCGCGTCCCCGGCTGGCGCAGCTTGCCCATCGGCCGGCGGCGCCTCGGTGGCACGCGCGCGCATCTGCTCGACGTCGCCGCGCAGCTTGGCCACGCGCTCGTCGTGGCGAGCCTGGATTTCGGCCACGCGGATGCGCGCGTCGGCCTCGATGCGCGCGGCATCCAGCCTCGCCTGAGCGTCGGCCTGCGCCTGAGCGGCGCGATTGGCCAGCTCGGTCTGCGCGCGCTGCAGGTCGGCGCTCAGGCGCTCGATCGCGGCATCGGCATCGCGACGCACCTGCAGCAGTGCCTGCTGGGCCTGCTCCTGCTGCGGCGCACCGGCACCGACCTTGGCCGCGACCTCGGCCTCGATCTTCATCGCCTCGGCCACCAGCTTGCGCACCTTGGCCTGCTGCTCCTTGAGTTGAGCGAGCGCGGCTTCGCGTTGAAGCTGCAGGGCCTCGGCCTGCGCCTGGGCCTGGGCTTGTGCGGCCTGCTCCTCCTCTGGGCTCACCGGCTCTTCGGGGTCGCGCTCGCCGGTCATGCGCCGCACGGCGTCGGCGATCTCCTGGTGATTGGGCAGGTCGGAATACTCGTAGGCCAGCGCCAGCAACTTGAGCGCGACCTCGGACGGCAGGCGCTGCGCGAGCTGGTGCAGAGACTCGAACATGACCTGGCGCATTGAGCCGGCGTAGTCCTGCTCGGAGACCACGAAGTCGGCGGCGCTGGCGGTGATGTCGTCGAGGTAGCGCAGCGAACCATCGGGCTGCACCTGCGGCACATTCAGGCGCAGCCATTCGACCTCGGCGCGCCTGCCGGTGATGCGCACCACGCGCTCATCGACCATGAACTGCTCGACCAGCGCGAGCTGCTTGCGCCCCGACTCCTGCACTGCGGCGCGCAGGTTGTCGAAGGGCTCGGTGACGACGACCGAGCCCTGAATCTGGCGCGCCTCGATCGCGCGGCCGGAGACCGCGTTGGTCGGGCGGCCCAGGTTTTCCTCGGCGACCCCGGCGATCTTCTGGACCGCGCGCGCCTGCAGCGCCATCATCTGCACCTGGCCAGCGGCCACGTCGTCGCCGCGCCTGATCTGGAAGTCCTTGCCGCTCTTGCGGATGATCAGCCCGTCCGGGCGATTGGCCTCTTCGCGCGCCTCATTCCAGTCGTCTACCGCGCCATCCTCGGCGATGATCTGGTTCGTGTTGAGCAAGAACTGCGCCTTGCTCGCGCGCTTGTTGATGTCGAGCTGGATGTCGCGCACTCGGCGGGCGGCGCCGTAGGGCAGCCTGTCGCGGCCGCGGCGGTAGCACCAGACCGGGGTCAAGGAAAAGCGGTTGTGGCGGTACGGCGAGGGGCCGGCGCGCAGTAGAGCGTCTTCGACAAAGACGGCCACGTGCACGCGCATGGCGACCTTGTTGGTCAGCGCGCAGCCGGTGATGTGCTGCGCGAGAACGCCGTCGCGCGCATCGACGAGCACGCCCTTGAGCGGGCCCTCGGCGACGAACGCGCTCGGCGTGGGCATGCGGTACTGCGCTTCGTAGATGCGCACGCGCCGGCGCCTGGCGTCTACGCTGGCCGAGCCGCTGCCCAGCACGGCCAGCGGCTCGCCGGCCGCGGTGCTTGGCGCTGGCCAGCCGCTGCCCTCGTTGTCCGCGTCGTCGAAGCTCACGTCGTGGCGCCGATCGATGCCGCTGCGGCGGATGACGTCGGCTCGGTCGGGGTACATCGCGCAGGCGACGTCTTCATCGACCCAGCGCCAGCGGAAGATGTAGCGCGCGTCCGACAGGTCAAGCTCGCGCGCCGTCGAGTCGTGCAGCACGCAGCGCCAGTCTTCGTGGCGCGAGTAAATCGGCTCGGCCGTGGGGTCGTCGCGCACGCCGTCGTCGATCCAGCCGATTCCGGCCCTGACCGCGTCGGCGAAGGCCTGGCTGCGCGCCATCGCCGCGCCGTTGACATCGGCGACGTACTTGAGCGCGCGCGTCTTGACCTCGGCGAGTTGCACGTCATCGGGCGTGCGCGGCAGCACCCGCCAGTCCACGCGCGTGCGGCGCTCGGTGCCGATGAGCCAGTCGATCATCGGCGCGACTTCGTTGAAGACCAGCGGCATCTGCCCGCGCTCGCGCACGGCCGCCGCGTCCTCTGGCGACCACTGCAGGCCGTGGTACATGTCCTCGTCCATCGCCTGCTCGAGGCGGTTTGCCGCTTGGCGGTCACGCTCGTAGTACAGCCATTCAAGCAGCTGGCGCAGCAGGCGCCGCCGGCCCTGCTCGCCGTCCAGCGGGTGATCGCGCTCGACCTCGAGCGGGTCGATGTCTTCGGGCGCCGCGTAGCGCAACTCAAGCGGCATAGGTCGCGCCCTCGGGCTGCAGGATCAGGTCCTCGGCGGAAAAGTCTTGGCCGTCGGCGCGCGCGCGCATCTCACCCAGACGGATGCCGCGCAGCTGCGGCGGCGGGGCGCTGGGCATGCGGATCAGGTCAGGCAGGCCCTCGCAGATGATGCGCGCGATGCGGTGCGCGTTGGTCGGGGTCTGCTCGATGCCGAGCACCGAGCAGGCGTGCAGCGCCTTGGCTGCGACGCGGCGCACGTCGTGATCCTCGTCCCAGACGTGAGCGGCGCCCTCCATGACCACGTACCACGACGCGCCCGCGCGCCGGTGAGGCACGAGCACCATCGCGCGCTCGTCATCGACCCAGGTGTAGACGGCGGTGATGTCGCCGTGCGTGCGCACGAGATGCGCCTGGCGCAGATCGATCGAGATGGGCATGCCGATGACGCGCTCGCGAGCAGCGCGGCCAGTGAGACCGGTGCGCAGACTGCCATGCTTGGTGAATGCGGCGGCGTCACACCGCCATCGGCGACGCCCCCCGACGCCACTTCGGTGCCTTGATCTGGCTGTCGCGGCGCAGGCCGGCCGCCGGCGAGCGCATCGCGTCCTCGGCAACGATCGCCATCAGCCCCCAAGCGTCAGCCGCGTGGCTGGCCCAGTCGTGCATCGGCCCGAGCCCGACGTCGCGCTCGTCGTCCCAGCGCTCGTGATACCAGGCCAGCGCGTCGAGCCCGGCGCGCGTGGTCTCGGCGTGCATCCACACCGACGGCCAAACCCGTCGCGCGGCCAGGATGCGCGTCATCGCCGCACCCTTACCTTGGTTCGGCACCACGGTCACCGAATACCCCGCGCGCTCCAGCGCCGACTGGTAACTGACCGAGAACACTTTGTCGTGCGTCGCACCGTCGTGCGGCAGCCAGATCGCCGCGCGCTCAGGCCCCCAGCCGCGACCGCGCAACCATTGCAAATGGTGGCCGACTTCCTGCCCGACAGATTCGTAGTAATCGAGAACGCGAATCTCTCTTCCTACGAATTGCACTATCCACATACTGAACGCATCTGCGTTGCGTCCTGTGCCACCAATGTCCACGAATACCCTTGCCTGCAGCGTCGGATCGGCGGCGACGTTGCCGAGTCTGCCCTGTTGGCGCAGGGAATCGATCTGGCTCTTGTAGTAGGCGCCCTTGTTCGTACTGCAATACTCGCCTTCCCACACATGGCCATAGCTGTCCGGGTCGTCGCGCTGCCACTTTTGGCGCTGGCGCTCCAGGCGCTGCGGAAAGCGCGGGTTGTCGCGCCAGTTGATCTCGACGACCTTGACGCGCGGGTCTGGCGCGGCTTGCCGGAATCGGCGGTCGGTGGCCGAGGACTTGCGCGCCGGGTTCCAGGTCACCCAGAGTTCGGCGTCTTCCTCGCGCAGGGTTGGCAGCACGATGTCCCATGCGGCATCGGTGATGGGCTCGGCCTCATCCGCCCAGAGCAGCAGGACTTTGGCCTTGGACTTGAGCGCTTGGGCGGTCTTGGGGTCGAGGCCGGCGAACTTGAAGCTCACGCGCCCGCTGGCGGTGCGGATGTACTTGGCGCCGACGTCGAAGTGCGGCGCCAGCCACGGCTCGCTCTGGATCGCGCTCTTGACCTCGGCCATCGACGAGTCGTCGAGGCTGTTGAGCCGCTCGCGGGCGCAGACGACGACCCCCTCGCGGCCGGCCGCATCCCACATCAGCGCGCGCACGGCGGCCATCTTGGCGAAGGAGCGGGTCTTGCCCGAGCCGCGCCCGCCGTAGGCGCCGCGCACGTCGGCGGTGCCGGCAAAGACGTCGATCAACTTGGGCGGCAGCTCGACGCGCTGAACGCTGGCGTCATCGCTCATCACCGCCCCCGCCCTCGGCATCGATGATCTCGGGCGCAGCGAGGCTGCGCAGCGGGACCAGCTCGATCATCGTCGGGGGTACTGCGGCGCGCTGTTGGTTGTCACGCGCGAACAGGCCCAGGATGCGCGCAGCGGCCACCAGCGCGGTGTTCTTGTCCCAGAGCTTGTAGCCGAGGATGGTGCCGTCCTTGGCGAACTGGATCTCCGCGATTGCGGCACGTGTCGCCGCGTCCATCTCCGCGGGCGTCTTGAGCTCGCCGTTCTCATGGGTGAGGGCGCCGATGTCGGATGTCGCCACGCGGTACAGCTCGCGCAGGATGTCGGCCGCGTCGATCCCTGCGCGCGTTGCGGCGGCGTCCTGAATCTGCTTGATGCGAGCCTTGACCGCCGGGATCGTGACCGTGTTGTAGACCCTGGAATCCAGCACATGCGCGCTCCAGCGCTGGGATTTCGGAAACGCCACCTTGTAGGCGTCGCGCGCAGACATGCCGCCGCCGACCAGGCGCGCGAAGTGCTCTCGCCCGGGTGTCAGTCCATGCTCGTTGCGAACTCCTGCCATGAGTCAATTTTGGCGCCGCTTGGTCCGCGCCGCCGCCTGCGCCTGCATGCGCCGCCAGATGTCGCGCAGGTACGCGGCCGCCACGGCGCGCACCTCGGCGTCCTCGATCGCCTCGATCTGTGCGCGCCAGTCGGCGCGGTCGTGGTAGCGCTGGATGCGCAGGCCCTCGGCGAGGCCGAGCTGCTGGGGGGTGGGCGGTGCGGTCATGCGGCGACCCTCCGGTCCGGAATTATTTACTTTAGACAAGCGCACGATTTGACTCGCGCGCTGCCCGTTTCAAGATTCGCGTTTCATCCTGGGGCACCGGCGGGATTGCTCCTGCCTGATCTCCACCAGTCCACGCGCTTTCGACCGTGTTGCCGGTCACGTTTCGGCGTTCCTCGCCGTACGCATAAATGTTCTTCGCCGCATTGTGGTCGCGGTCGTGGATGGCGCCACAGGCACTGCACACCCATCGACTGACGCCCAGCACCACGCCGGGCTCACGGGCACCGCAGTCGCTGCAGGTCTTGCTGGTCGGCTCCCATTGGCCCACATCAACCAGGCTTCGCCCTGCCCAGGCGGCCTTGTAGCGCAGCATGTTCAGGAACATCCCGACGCTGGCGTCGGCGGTGCTCTTGGAAATGCTCCGGTTCTTCGCCCAGCCCTTGACGTTCAAGGTCTCGACCTTGATGGTCTGCGCACTGGCCACGATCTCGCTCGTTGCCTTGTGTGCGTAGTCCTTGCGGATGTTGGCGATGCGCTGGTGCAGGCGCGCAACAGCCTGCTTGGCGCGATTGCGGCGGTTGCTCCCCTTGACCCTGCGGCTCATCCGGCGCTGGTATCGCTTCAGTCTCTGCTCATGCTTGCGAAGCGCGCCCAGCTTGGGCACCTCTCGGATACCCTGGCCGTCATAGATGGTGGCCAGCGTCTTGAGACCCATGTCAATGCCGACACACTCCACGGGTGCAGCAATCACCTCCGGTGCAGCGCATTCGAAGATGCTTGCCATGAACCACTTGTCTCCCTCGCGGTAGACGCGACTGGAGAGCAGGCGTCCAGTAGGCAGGTCGCCTGCCCTGAATTTCACCAGGCCCAGCTTGGGTAGCTTGACCAGCCCGTCGCCCAGCGTGGTTGCCTGGTTGACCATGTAGACCGAGAACTGCCGGGCGAACTTGCCACGAAAGCGGGGTCGGGCGATCTTTGGCCCCTTGCGCTTGCCTGAGAGGCTGTTGAACCAGTTCAACAGAGCCTTATGAAGATCGTCTGCCAGCGTCAGTAGCGCATGCGCGGGGATGTCGGAGATCCATTCGATCCCCTCCATCTTCTTCATGCCGACGATCAAGGCCTGGATCTCGGCCTTGGTGGGCCATCGGCCGTTGATATCGCGAGAACTGAACACGCAGTCCAGCGCTGCGTTCCAGACGTAACGAAGCCCACCCTGCCAGCGACGAAGGGCTGAGGCCTGCTGCTGGTTGGGGTACAGGCGCAACACGGCAGCGCGGGTGATCTTGGCCTCGGTCATGCGGTCAAAGCCCTCCAGCTCAAGGGGCGAGCGAACATCGAGCCGAGGACCGCGTCGAATCGCTCCATCCGGCTCATCCGCCGCATGTTCCAACGGACGGCC